GCCTCCTACAAAGTCGTCACAAGATAAACAGGTAATGCAAAGGTTGCGTGAAACTGGCAAAGTCCAAGACGCTGCTAAAGCATTTGAACGATTCTTTTAATTTTGGAGTTTTAAAATGGCTACCTATCAAACATACACCGCTATTGGTATGCGGGAAGACCTTTCGGATGTTATCTATTCGATTTCACCAACAGATGTTCCATTTATGTCTTCTATCGGCAAGACAAAGGCTACTGCTGTTTATCACGAGTGGCAGACTGACTCTTTGGCAGCCGCTTCTTTGAGCAACTACGCTGTTGAAGGCGATACCGCTTCTGACGCTACCATGTCTCCAACCACTCGTGTTGGCAACCGCACTCAGATCGCACAGAAGACTATTAAGATTTCTGGCACTTTGCAAGCTGTTGACAAGGCTGGTCGTAAGTCTGAAAAGGCTTACCAATTGGCTAAGGCTTCTGCCGAAATCAAGCGTGACATGGAAACCTCTTTGCTGAGTAACCAAGTTGCTGCTAACGGCAATTCTTCTACTGCTCGTAAATTGGGCGGTCTGCAAGCATGGTTGGCTACCAATGGCGACTTTGGTACTAATGGTGTTGCTGGTGCTTCTGGCACTACTGCTCGTACCAACGGCACAAACCGCACCTTTACAGAAGACTTGCTGAAGACTGTTGTTAAAGAAGTTTACGCTTCTGGTGGCAATCCTAAAGTGTTGATGGTCAACCCTGCTCACAAGCAGTTGGTTTCTGCCTTCACAGGTATTGCTGCACAGCGTTTCATGGCTCCTGCCAATACCCCCACCACTATCGTGTCGGCGGCTGATGTTTATTTAAGCGACTTCGGAGCAATTTCTATCGTTCCGAACAGATTTATGACATCTACCAACTCATGCGATGAGACAGCATTTGTGCTTGACCCCGACATGGCTGCTATCGCTTACTTGCGTCCTTTCCAGACCAACGAGTTGGCTGTTACTGGCGACAATGAGTCTACACAACTGTTGGCTGAGTACACATTGGAAGTTAAGAATGAAGCTGCTCACGGCATCATTGCTGACCTCACACCTTAATCTAAGGTAACTCCGAAAAATGCCTCAGACTTAAAACATCTGGGGCATTTTCTTTTCTAGCCAAACTGATAGAATTAGGTTATGCAAAATCCTGTCAATTTTCGTAAAACTGCTGTCCATGCCGATGGTGATGGTGGCATTGTCATTCAAACAGTCCAAGACATCACAGAAATCATTGAGCAAAATAAAAAAGAGTACAACTCTTACGATGAAAAAGCTCGATGGTCTGATGAATTATTTGGAAATAAGATAGCCTCAATTCCTTTTACTGTGATTGATGAACTAAACAAACAAGGAATCATGCGTGGCTTTGCTGTGCTAGACGAGAAGCGTTTTAAAGCGTGGTTAAACGAGCGTGATAACAGAGTTTTTAGAACTCGGACTGGAGTGGTATGAGTTTCGCAACATACTCTGATTTAAAAACCTCAATTGCAGGATATTTGGCTCGGTCTGACTTGACTAGCCAGATTCCAGACTTCATTACATTTGCTGAGAATCGACTCCGTAGAGAGTTGCGTATCCGTCAAATGCTAAAGTCAGTAACGACAGCGACTGTATCTGGTGACTCTACTGTTGAGTTACCTGCTGACTTTATTGAGATTCGTGATTTTGTTGTACTGACAAACCCAATTCAGCCATTGAGTTACTCTAGCCCATCGGCATTGTCTAATGACCCAAGATCATCAGAAGTTGGTGTTCCTAAGTCTTACACAATTCTTGCTAACGAGTTCTTACTGTCTCCTCCTCCTGATGGCATTTACACATTGAGAATGTTGTACTTTGCTGCACCTGCATATCTGTCAAGCAGTAACGCATCTAATGTGTTTTTGAATATCGCACCTGATGCCTTGCTCTATGCTTCTTTGATTGAGGCAGAGCCTTATTTAATGAATGACGCTCGAATCAATACATGGGGAACTATGTACGACAGAGCGATTGCCTCTCTTGCCAAGTCTGATGAACAAGGTCAGTACTCTGGTGTTCCTTTAGCAATGAAACTAACTCCAAGGTGAAACTATGGCTGAAATGTCAAACTACCTCGAAAATGCTCTTATCAATGTGACATTGAGAGCAACTGCCTACACAGCACCAACAACTGTGTACTTGGCTCTTTATCTAACTGACCCAACAGACGCTGACACAGGTACTGAGTGTAGTGGTACTAGCTATGCTCGTCAGGCTATTACCTTTGGTGCGCCTAGCAATGGTGCTTCTACCAACTCTGCTGCTATTGAGTTTCCTCAAGCTGGTGGCTCATGGGGAACAATTACACACATTGGAATCCGTGATGCTTCTACAGCGGGTAACTTGCTGTATCACTCACCACTAGATGCTTCTAAGACTATTGCAACTGGTGATGTGTTCCGTGTTGCTGTTGGTTCGTTGAGCGTCACATTGGCGTGAGATGGCTGATTTACTGCCTCCGTGGACGATTGATTCGCTAGACAATTTAAAGTCTAGCATTGATGACTTAACACTCACACTTGATAGTCCACTTTATACAACCTCTGTAACCCTATGGGATGCCTATGGGTCTGTAACTGCGTCTGCAAGCGTTACGGCTAATGGCACTAGGGTTCAGTTTGGTAGTGGGGCGGTAGATGGAACGGCAACAGTAACGGCTGATGGAACTCGTGTCCAGTTAGCTAGTGCAAGTATTACTGCTAGTGCTAGTGTTGCTTGTGATGCAGTTAGAGTTCAGTTTGGCTCTGGTGCAATAGATGCAAATGCGACAGTAACTGCAATTGGTACTAGAGTTCAGTTTGCTAGTGGTAGCGTTACGGCTAATGCTGATGTAATGGCTATTGGTACTCGTGTTCAATTCGGTAGTGGTGCAATCACAGGAAATGCTGATGTAACTGCACTTGGTGGAATTGTTGCCAATGGTTCTGCTTCTGTAACTGGTAACGCAACAGTAGTAGCCAATGCAATCAGGGTTCAGTTTGGTTCTGGTGATATATCTGGAAACGCAACTGTAACTGCCAATGGTGGTTTGGTTGTTGGTGCGGTAGCTAGTATTACTTGTAATACAGAATTTACGGCTTCTGCTTCCGTAATTTACGCAGGTTCTGCGGCTGTAACTGGTACGGCTACGATCACAGCCAAGGGTGTTATTCTTGGTGAAAACTGGACACCAGTACCAGAGGACGATAATACTTGGACAGCAGTATCTAGCGATTCAAACACTTGGACAGTAGTTTCTAGTGACACAAATACATGGACACCTGTGTCTGCTAATGACAACACATGGACAATACAGGCTCAAGGAAGTAACACATGGCTACGACAAAACTAACATTTGGTGAATGGATGCCTGACCAACCTAGCATTACTGGTGCTTTGGTTGACGCTAAGAATGTGGTTTCTCAGGCTGTAGGCTACGGACCACTTCCCACAGCGGCTACTTTCTCTGCTGCGGCTTCTGAAAACCTTACTACATTGGTGGCAGGGAAAACCCCAGTAAACGCTACTAAGTTATTTGCGGCTGGCACTACTAAGATTTTTGATGTTTCTGGTGTTGGTGCTTTAACCAATGTTTCAAAGACTGGTGGTTACACACCTAATGCTAACAACGACAGATTCCGTTTTACTCAGTTTGGCAATGTGATTATTGGCACTAACAATAGTGATGCAATACAAGCATACACTTTGGGTACTTCTACGGCATTTGCTGATTTAGCGGCTGGTGCGCCTAGATGTAAGTTTTTGACTGTCGTGCGTGATTTCGTGGTGACAGCGTTTACGACTGAAAGTTCTACTGTCTATCCTGCTCGTGTTAGATGGTCTGGAATCAACGATGAGACTACATGGGGAACAAGCCAAGTAACTCAAGCAGACTTCCAAGATATTCCTGATGGCGGTCAAATTGTTGGCATCCGTGGTGGTGAGTTTGGTCTTGTCTTGATGGAAAAAGGTATTAGCCGAATGAGTTATGTCGGCACTCCATTTGTCTTTCAGTTTGACAATATCTCTCGTGGTAAGGGATGTATTGCGGCAGGTTCTATTGCTCAAGTCCAAGGCATCACATTCTTCCTGAGTGACGATGGTTTCTATATGTGCGATGGACAGCAAGTCACAGCCATTGGTTCAGAGAAGGTTGATCGGTGGTTCTTTGGTGAGGCTGATGAGAGTGGGTTTGATACCATGTCAGCGGCTATTGACCCTGTACGCAAGCTAGTTATCTGGAACTTTAAAACTACATTTGCACAGCGTAAACTAATCATTTACAACTTCAGAACACAGAAGTGGACTTACGGAGATGCAGGTACTGATTACATTTCAGACGCTTCTACCTCTGCTACTACGCTTGAGGGATTAGATTCGATTTCTAACAGCATTGATGCTTTGACAGTATCTCTTGACTCTATTCTTTACATGGGTGGCAAATACTTCCTTGGCGGTACAAGTGGCGCTTATGTTGTTACCTATAACGGAGCGCCAGCTACAGGCAATATCGTTACTGGAGACCTAAACGCAGGCGGTAGATCAGTAGTAACCCTAGCTAGACCTTTGATTGACGGAGGCTCTGCTAATGTTGCTGTTGCCTCTAGGACGCTACTTAGTGAGCAAGCTATCTTTGGAACGGCTGTAGCGGCTGACTCAGAGAACAGGGTATCTCTTAGGTCTAATGGTAACTTCCATCAATTCCAGATTACACCTACAGGAACTTGGAAAACTGCTGTTGCTTTGGATGTTGAAGTCCAAGGACAGGGGACTCGCTAATGTTTAGAAGTCTCCCTCCTTTTGGTGGCGATCAGCGTCAAGTTGCTGAGGTTGTCCGTGGTGTCATGGATGGCAAGACTAACAACACAGGGACTGTCACTTTGGCGACTGGTGGTGCTACGACTACCACTTTGAATGATCTTAGGATAGGTGGAAACAGCGTTATTTTGTTTGCTCCTACATCTGCTGCTGCCTTTGCTGATTCTATTCCTTATGGGGCTTTTCAGGACTCTACAGACCAAACTGCTGCTAGTACGACTGTTGCTTACCCTATTACTTTTAATACAACTGACTTTTCTAATGGTGTAACTTTATCAAATAGTTCAAGACTAAATGTTGCAAACGCAGGACTCTACAATTTACAGTTTTCCATTCAGTTTAAAAACACCACAAACGATGGTCAAGATGTGGATGTTTGGTTTCGCAAAAATGGAACAAATATCGCAAACTCAAACAGTAGATTTCACTTGGTAGCAAGAAAATCGTCAGGCGACCCAAGCCATTTGATTGCTTCATTGAATTTCTTTATTGATATGGCGGCTAATGATTATGTTGAAATTATGTGGCGTACTACTAGCACTTCTGTAAGTATTGAGCATTTCGACACAAGCACAAGTCCAACCAGACCTGCTGTGCCATCAGTCATAACGACTATGAATTTAGTAGGTGGCTCTGGTGCTTTTGATGGTATTTATGTTAGTAGCCAAGGACAGGGAACAGCTACGATCACGCATTTTGCAAATTCGACTGCTAACAAAACATACAAATATGTTGTTATTGGATAACTTTCAATTTATAATGGATTCCGTGGATGACCCATCTTGGAATCCGAACTTTTAGGAGTAAAAGATGCCCACAACTACTACATCTCAAATTGACCCAACAATCCAACCATTCCTAACCTATGGTTTGACTGAGGCACAAAAGCTGTATCAAGGCGGTGGTCCTCAGTACTATGGTGGTCAGACTTATGTAAGCCCATCTGAGACTACTCAAACTGGTTTACAGGCTCTTGAGCAACGAGCAAAGTTGGGTAATCCCCTACTTCAGTCTGCACAAGGTCAATTGCAAAACACCATCTCAGGTGGATTCTTGCAAGGCAACCCATTCTTTCAAGGTGCGTTTCAACCTGCGGCACAAGCGGCTCAGTCTCGTTTTGAGCAAACATTGGGTGATGTAGGTTCTGCGGCATCTCGTGCAGGTCGCTATGGCGGTGGTGCTATGCAGACATTGGAAGATCGTGCAAGCGGTCAGTTTGCTAAGAGTTTGGCTGATACTGCTGGTCAACTGGCTTATCAGAACTATGCCCAAGAAAGAGCCATGCAACAGCAAGCTACGATGGCTGCTCCACAAATGGCTTCTGCTGACTACCAAGACATTCAGAACTTGTTAGCGGCAGGTCAGGCTCGTGAGGGTTACACAGGTCAACAGCAACAAGCTGACATGGCTCGATTTAACTTCTTGCAAAACCAGCCACAACAGAACTTGCAGAACTATCTGTCATTGGTTTATGGCAACCCATTGGGTCGTGTTGGTCAAACAACAGTAGGCGGTGCGGCAGATACTTCTGCTTTGCAAAACTTGTTAGGCGGTGCGGCTGTATTAGGTGGACTAGAAAAGAATACAGGGTGGCTCAGTAAGGGATGGAACGCCATCTTTGGACCATAAGGAATAAATCATGGCTGGACTATTAGACATTTTTGGTACTGGTGGAGTGGACACTATGGGTCTGCTCGGTATGTCTCCCGAGGACATTAAGCGTAGTCGTGACGATGCTCAAGCACAAGCCTTGTATGCCCTAGCAGGTAGATTGTTCCAAGGCGGCAATACTGGTGCATCTATCGCACAAGGTTTGCAACAAGGTCAACAAGCATATAAAGGTGCTATGCAAGGTACTTTGCAAGATCAAATGCAAGCGTATCAACTGCAAGAACTTAAGAGAAAGAAAGAACTTGAGCAACAAGCATTGATGCGCCAGCAAGGTGTTGAGAACTTGATTTCACAAGCATATCGTCCACAGACATTTGCTGAGACACCATTGACTAATATGATGGGTCAAGAGATTGCAGGACCAAACCAACCTCAAGCTGCAGGTCTTGGTTTAGAGTCGCTAATTCCAAAACTGATGACAAGTTCTGAAGGTCGTAAAGCAATTACTGACTTGATGGCGGCTAATAAGGCTATGGTTGGTGATACAACTACATTGGCTGAAGGTGCTAACCTTGTTAGGATTAACCCAATTACAGGAAAAGCGGAGACTGTGGCTCAAGGCGCACCAAAGCGTGAGCCAGTACCAACCTCAATTGCTGAATACAATTTGGCAAAAAGTCAAGGATATGAAGGAACTTTTCAAGACTTTGAGAAATCTAAAAAAGGATTTACTTTTCAAGATATTGGTAATGCCATTGTTCAATTGGATGCTAATGGCAAAGAAGTTTCTCGTATTACTAAGGGTCGTGCGCCAGAAGGACCAGTTAGCTTCCAGACTGTAGAAACAGATCAAGGTTTGATGGCTTTTAACCCTCGCACAATGCAAATGACTCCTGTCATGGGCGCTGATGGCAAGCCAATTACTAAAGCTGGCAAGCCAACTGAAACCGAAACCAATGCGGCAGGTTTTGCATCTCGTATGGTTGCGGCAAATCAAATTACTTCTAAACTTGCTACTGGCGCACAACCTAAAACTGTTGAAGCTGTATTAAATGCAATTCCTCTTATTGGAAACAAAATTCCAGAGATTATTCCAGAAGGTGTTGGTGGATTGTCTCCAGAGCGTAGACAGTATTTACAAGCGGCTAATAACTTCATTCGTGCTAACTTGCGTAAAGAATCAGGTGCTGCAATTGGTGCTGATGAGTGGATGGCTGAGTTTGTTAACTACTTCCCTCAATATAACGATGATGCTCAAACCATCAAGAACAAAGAGATTTTCCGTAATATCTTGACTCAAAACATGGTTGCGGCTGGTGGTAAATCATATAAAGCACCAAGCATGGAAGCGCCTCAATCAATGACTGATGCTTACGGACTAAATCCTAGACTGCGTGATTCTTTGCGTGGAGGCAGATAATGGCTTACGAAAATGTTGAGCGTATTCGTGAAAATCTTATCAAGATGGTTGATAAGAACGCCCCTGTTGACCATATTGACAAGTATCTAAAAGAGGAAGGATTCACACAAGAATCTTTTGCTAAAGCCTTAGACCTTGTTAAAAAGTCTGGTGGTAAGACTGCTGAATATGGTGTAGGTCGTTCATTGGCTCAAGGCGCAACATTTGGCTTTGCTGATGAACTTGAGGCACTAACAAAGTCACTTGCAGGTCAAGGTACTTATGAGCAAAACTTAGCCGCACTTGAACTTGCTAAACAAAAGTTTGGTCAGCAAAATCCTAAGACTGCATTAGGAACAGAGATTGTTGGTGGTTTGCCTTACGCATTATTGCCATTCTTAGGAACTGCTCGTTATGCACAAATGGCTAGAGAAGCATCTCCATTGGTTCGTGCAGGTGTTACCGCAGGTGCGTCTGCTGTCACAGGTGCGCTTACTGGCGCACTCGGTGGTGCAGGTGCTGCAGGGGTTGGTGAGCGTATGGCTGGCGCACAAGCTGGTGGTACTATTGGTGGCATTGTAGGAGGCGCTGCCCCTGCTGTTACCAAAGGTATTGGCATGGTAGGTGGTAAGGTAGTTGATGTAACTAGCGGTATTCCTGTTGTTCAGCAAGTTGGTAAAGCTGTTGGCTTGGCTACTGGTCAAACAGTAGATGCGGCTAATCGTGCCAAAGCTAAATTGCTTGAGGCTATGTATCGTGACAAGGTTAGCCCTGCTGACTTAGAGAAAATGATTGCTGCGGCTACTAAGCCTGTTGGCATTGTTGATGTTGCAGGTGAAAATGTAAGATCGCTTGCTGATGTTGCTCAGAAATATCCAAGTGAGGCAAGACAAGCGGCTAAGTTGGCTCTTGAGGAGCGTGGTGCAGGTCAAGCAGAGCGTATTCAAGCAGATATTTCTAAGTATCTTGGTGGCTTCACAGACCCATTTGAATACACAAATGCAATTGCACAAAGACAAAAACAACTCTCATCTCCACTTTACCAAAAGGCTTATGCTTATGGTGAGGTGACTGACCCTGCTGTTTTGAAGTTTTTAGAACTTCCACAGTTTAAGACTGCGGCAAAAGAGGCACAAGCATTGTTGGCGGCTGAAGGTCGCACAGTAGATATGTCTCGTCCTACTGTTGAAACTCTTGACAACATTAAGCGTGGTCTTGATGCTTTGATTGAGAAAGAAACAGATTCGTTTGGTAAAGTTTCTAAACTTGGTCAGATTTACAAGACTAAGAAAAACGAATTCTTGTCTGAATTAGATTCTGCTGTCCCTGACTTTGGTAGAGCCAGAGCCGCTTTTGCGGGTGAGGCTGAATTGCTTGATGCTACCAAACTAGGAAAAGACTTCTATAAACAGACAGCGACAGAGGCTAATCGTACATTTGCCAAACTATCTCCGTCTGAGCAAGAGGCTTACAAGGTGGGTGCTTTGGATGCTGTAAAAGAGAAAATCCAAACAGCTAAAGATACTGCTGACATTCGTAAGCGCATATTTGGTTCTCCTGCCGAGCGTAATAGAGTTTCCTCATTGTTCCCTGATGATGCTACTTTCAAGCAGTTTGAAAAAGACATGATGACTGAATCAATGATGCGTAAAACTCAAGAAAAAATCTTGGGTAATTCGTCAACATTTGAAAGACAAGTTGGAGGACAGGCTTTAGAAGTAGAGCCTAGTTTCTTAGGTCAACTAATTGAGCAAGGACCACTCAGAGGAACTATTGGTTACTTGAAGGCACAAGGTCAAGGTGTTGCTGGTCAAACAGCAGAGGAACTTGGACCAATGCTGTTCAAACTTGGTGACCCAAGAGCAAACCTTGAGACATTAAAAAGTCTTAGTGCTTACGAAAAATACTTGCTTGAACAAGAAGCTAAAAAGGCTGCTGGTTTAACAGGCGCTTCTACAATGACTGGTTTACTAGATACAGAAAAACCTTATCGTGTAGACTTAACTGGAATGGCTAACCCCTAAGAGGAAAATATGGCAAAGACAAAAATCTCAGAGTGGAGTGCAACTCCTGCGAATAACACAGATATTGACAACATCAATATCGCAGAGGGCTGTGCGCCTAGTGGTATCAATGATGCTATCCGTGAGATGATGGCTCAAATTAAAGACTTGTACGCTGGAACTAGCGGAGACATTATTGCTGTTGCAGCGGGTGGTACTGGTGTAGGTACATCTACAGGTTCTGGTAGCAATGTTTTATCTACCTCTCCTACCCTAGTAACTCCTGCACTTGGAACTCCATCTGCTTTGGTAGGCACTAACATTACTGGTACAGCAACAAGTTTTAACATCAATGGTACTGTTGGTGCTACAACTCCTACGACTGGTGCTTTCACTACTGTAGCGGCTTCTGGCAATGTAACCCTCTCTGGTGGTACTGCTAACGGAGTAGCGTATTTAAACGGCTCTAAGGTTGTTACAAGCGGTTCTGCGCTTACTTATAGCGGAACAAATCTTAGCGTAGATGCGGCAGGCTCAGGACCAGCTTATTTAGAA